AATCAGTGCTAAATCCACCAATGTATTTGTATGCATTATATCCAAATGGCATTTGCGGTTTAACGCTGCTTAAAGAGAAAGTTAACGCCGGGACATTTGAATTTACTGCATCCCAAATTAGGTAAACATAGTAATAGCTTACGTTAGCAATAGTTCCAGTATCTATGCCGCCTAGTCCGGTAACTGTGGTTAATAAACTAAGTGGAGTAGATACTTGAATTGAAAAAGTATTGCTTGAATCATTTGTAACGCCAGGATCTACATTCAATTTGGTAAATTGAGATACTGTATCATTATAAATTTGCAAACCATTTATAAACGCGGTAGGCACTGTAGCATAGGATTTATATGTAGCCATTTTATTATACCTTATAAAATTATTATAAATTTATTTTAATGCCCCATTGAAGGGGCACCATTATATTTACATAGGAATAATTAGACGCATTGAATCCTCGGCTATTAAAGTACTACCCCACACACTATCGCGTACATAGACGGAGTTATCCAAACCGAATTGGCAACCCCAATAATGGCGCAAACTTGACCCGCTTTCTGGGTCACGATAGTAAACGGTTTCGAAAGGTGACTGGTCATTAAGTTTAGGCATCGCAAGGTAGAAAGAATCACCAGCATCCATCCATCCTGATTGGTGGGTCGGTAGGACGCTTAATCTCATTCCGGACTGAATAGCGTTGCTCATGTTTTGGTTTTGATTTTGAGCTGATACTAGTCCTATGCCGTTAATGGTTTGGATAGAAATTGTTGCTGTACCAGCTACTGTGCCTGCGTCGGCAATTACTCGCGCTTGAACTGGCAATCTTGTTTGTTCGTGGCCGATAAAGGTTAGGAAGCGCATGTTAGGGAAGCCAGTAGTAGCGATAAACTGAACCATATCACCAGCTTTGAAGGCATTAGGATCAGTAGATGCTGTAGGCTCAGTAACAGTAATTTGCGTAATGTTATTGCCTGTAGGGTCGTTAGTAGATACTACAGTGAGGATGTTGTTGGGGAAAGTGGCATTACCAACTGTTCCAGAAACATGAACAGGCAAAAGGTTTGAAGAAGACCAGTCAACATCAGAACCTGCAAATCGACCTAATTCCCAGGAACGAGCAATGTCATCATTTCGTGTAGGAACAAACTGCGCCAGTCCACTATTAACAATGCCAGGAACGATATCTGTAGGCAATACACCTCTTCGTTTTATAGAGGAAGCGCCATAGGAATTAAAATTAGCCCATGCTTGAGCAAGTTGTCCGTAGCTGTTAATAGCCGTATTACCGTCACCATAAAAACGATAAGGGCCAGAGTTAATTTGTGGCAATTGATATGCTGAACTATTTGGGTTGTTACCAACAACGCTAGATGTGATGTTCTTTAGAATATCAGCCTCAATTTTTGTACCAAGCTCTTGAGATGCAGCCATCCCAAACTTTTCCATATAGTCACGAACATTAAAAATAAATTGCTCGTTAGTATATGCAGATGATACGTTTTTAGCTTGAGAACAAATTAATGTTTGATAACGCTGAACAGATGGTTGATTAGTAATAATCAAACCGTCGAATGAAATAAAACGAGGGGTTGTATTAAATGTTATTGAATCACCTAAGTTGCCAGGACGGTCATTAAATTCTTTTAGGGATTTGTTAGAATTGGCAATACCCCAAAAGGAGTTATTTAACCAAGCCAGTTCACCTTTGATGTATAACTGGACATTCTGTAAAATATTATTAGGCGTAGACACAGTAAGTTCTCCAAATATATGATTAATTTGGATGGCGACTCATTGCGTCTATCCATACTTAGATGCTAAGGGGCGAATTATCTACCGCTTAACATCTTTTGTAAGTCTTTAACCGACAAAGAGCCGCTATCCATTCCGGCATTCTTTGAAGATTTAATTTGACTTAATGGTTCACGAGCATTGACATGTTGCTCCTGAGCTTCGGTGTTTTGCTTAATTGACGAGCTTAGATCGTGCATTGCCTTTTGCGCTAGCTTAGGCTGCGTATGCATTAAAATTGTCAAATTTGCCATTTTCATGGGGTTAGTAACAATTTCGTGCATAATATCAGCCGTGTTGTCCATGGAATTTGCCATTTGGACAAGTGGCGCAATAGCACTGTAATCTAAATCGTTAAGCTTTTCCTGAAGACCAGGATACTTTGATTCTGCTGCTTGCATTTTGTTAACAAAAGAATCAACAGTTTGCTTGTTCATCATGTCTTGTACATGGCTTTGTAGAGCCTGTGGAATCTGCTCAGAAATCATTTTTGCAATATCAACAGGATTTTGCTGCTGCATACCGCCCACCATCACAGGAGGATGGTTGACCATTGGTGCCGCCGCCTGATTACCTAACTGCTCTTGCTGCCCTGATTGCTGTTGTTGTAGTTCCATAAGCGCCTCTTGTTTGCCTTTTTCGTAAGCTTTCTTTTTCTCGCGTGCTACAACATCACTGACTTGCCGCCTGTTAAAGACAGGAGCCTGTGAGTCATCTTCAACGATAGAAACTTCGGCTTGATCAGGGCTTTCGGATGCCATGCTCTCGTTTTCATTAATATCTGTCATAAATCCTCATCGACTATTGTTCGGCGTCACCGTGAATCATCACATAACGTTGTAATGCATCGGCCAGGTTATCGTTTGGCTACGTAATGCTATAATTATGCATTATGTTACAAAAGTGTCAAGCGTTTACTTATTTGTTACAAATTATTATACGCGTATGTAATTGTCGCGTAACTGGTATGTAAAATTATGATTGTTTAAATATGGTAAAGATGAACTGTAAAATATTTTGGAATAGTTGGATTTTTTTAGAAAGGTATTTATTTATTAGTGCGGAAGGGAGGATTCGAACCTCCGAAAGCTATGCTAAGCGCGTTTTAAGCGCTTTTCCTTTGACCACTTGGATACTTCCGCAAAAAAGTTATTTTACTTAATTGTTATCTGCATGTAAATGGCTCCCCGGGCTGGCCTCGAACCAGCGACCCAATTATTAACAATCATTCGCTCTACCAACCTGAGCTACCGGGAAATTATAGTAGATTATTCTATGTTTTACGCTTTCTTTTTCCATTCCGCAATAGAGACTTATATATTAAATCACTATTTTTATTAAAAACTCTATGTGCTTTTTGGTTTGATAATGGCTTCATTCTCTAATCTCATTATTCTTCATGGTCAATGCACATTCCGCCAATATCATATGGGTTTTCAATTGTCCCCTCCTCAAATGCTATCCATTCGGAATTATCAATCCTATACAAAACCTTAAAATTCAGTATTTTTTTTAGTCTATCCTCCGTTGAAGATAACAATTCTAATTCTTCATAATATCTTTCTGGCATCAAACAACGCGATTTCTTTTCTTTCAAAAGGGTCTGCCTATGATTATAAACCACCCCCAGACAATCAAGGATAGCCTGTTTATTATATGCTTCATCACGTTTCATTTGGGATTCCCTTAGTAGATTTTCTTTTCTTTGGCTTATTAAATTCAATTGAATCTAGTCTGCGTTCTATTTCTGTAATTTTTCCCTCATCAAATGGCTCCTTTAAAATCCTTTCCCATGTTTCCTTTTCAATGGTCGCCTTTTTTTCTGAATTATTAAATTCAATTAAATTTATTCTATGTTCAATTTCTTTAATTTTATCATTAAAGGAATTTGCTACTCCCCTAATACCTTCAAATTTTCTTAAAAAATAAGCCTGCTCATCAGGAACTACCATCATCTTGCCGATTGCATTTTCAATGTAAATTGTCGAAGCACGCAATTCTTCTCGTACATTTTTTATTTCATCTTGAAACATATGGAAATGAGAGGCTACAGATTTTGAAATCTTTTCATTGTAACCAGATGTAAGATTGCGAGTTATCCTTAATAATTCGTCTTCATATGAACCCAGCGCCATTTTATTTATAAATCTAAGCCTAAAAACATATTTTATTTGACTAAATAGCCAGCTATTCTTAATGTCCATTTTTAAAACCATATATTTAAAAAATTAAAATACATCGTTTTGCCGACTATGGCAACACGATGCAGGAAATATATATTTTATTGAATAATAAGATGGGGAATTATTTAACGCAGTCTTTTTTTACCATTTTCTTGATCAACTTCTTATCTTCTTTAATATCCATATGCTTAGCTGTTTTTTTCATTGGCTTTGTTTTAGTCTTCATGTGAAATCCTATTAAAAGGGTTTGTAATATAAGATGGGGCGCAATCTAAAGGTGGCATAATAAAGTTACACCTATCCATGTATTTAGATACTCTTAATAAATTAATATCGATAGCCTCCCTATTCCTGATGTTATCTTGCTTGGCTAAACTTAGAATGGCATTCCTCATCCTCAGCCAATCTTGAATATTAAATTTCATATTTGTTATTTCCTTATCTTTATTTCTTTAGTTTACCTAAAGTTTTAGCTAGATTGGCTTGCTTTCGAATCGTTGGATTCTTGCTATGCTCAGCTTTAGCTAGCTTTTTAGCAGGTATCTTTTTT